TGGCCGTTATTCTGTACCCGGACAGACTTAACGTACTTAAGATCCTTCAATTCATTGATAGCAGACTGAAGCGCATCCCTACCTTCAGGGAAATCTTTGGTGCTTCGTAATTCGTCAGCCGAAATAACCCGACCCTTTTCAACAAAGTAATAGAAAAGTGATCTGGCTCGTAAAGATAATTTTGGGTTAACAATTGGTCGTATCATATTTAACCTTCCCTCTTTATCTATACTACCGTCAATCCACCCTGTTTGGCAAACCGCGTTCTTGACGTGGAGAGGTGCCGACTAGTATTTGCTCTGTAGCAAGGGATACGGTTAGACTTACAAACGTAGACGCCAAGGCATACACAACTAGATATAGCGGCCTAGTATTTAAATTAAGGCATGCAAGTAAACTAAGGACTAAAGCTAACAGTCCTCGCCACTTACCCAGCGGTTTGATTAAGCTCTCCACAGCCGTTAGAATACACGCTGTAGCTAATGCCGCAATTAGTACTATGCCCATATATCTATTCTATTCTCTAAATACAACTCTGTCAATGTCGAAGGCTTGACCTGAGACATAGGTGGATGGGCTAAAAGTAACTGTAAGAATTGCATAAGCAGCACCGGTAATAGAGCTTACTGGGAATGAGTTACCTATGTACGCCCAGCGAGTTGTAAGGTTTATTGTAGAAGTTTTAGTTCTAGCCGCAGTAGTGACTACTGAGTTTGCAGACCCTGAAGAATCTGTAGAGTTAGTTGTCTTGTTGTTAGTAAGGTTATCTTGGTACACAACAATTACATTATCATTGATGTCATAGTAATCAACTACTAACGAATAGCTACCAAGAGAGTCGGAGTTAACTGGCCTAATAGCCACAGAGGCGTAGTATCCAGCATCTGGAATTAAATAGATCTTATCAGTTTTAATACTAAAGGGCATTGCGGAACCTGAACCGGCTGTTGTAACTCGACAGTATCCTTGACCATGAGTCAAGTTATCGGCCAGCAAAGAACCCCCAGAAATTTTTCTAGTCAAAGTTGAATTAACTGCTATCCAGCTCCCTAAATTAGTTTCAAAAGATGAAGATGGAATTTTTGCACCGGGAAGGTCAGCATACACCGCAGAATCTGTACCGGCATTAATACCCCAATTTGATCCAACAGGTGTGTAGTTTCCTAAAGTGTCATATAACCTACTAATTTTTGTATTGTAGTTAGAAAAATAACTGCTTTTTCCTCCACCAGTACTTTGGGTTTTAGTTGCCCATATAGTTTTAGTTATGCTTAAAGGATTTACTATAGCAAAAGTAGCTGCTAAATTTGGATCTACATACTTATTTACTACCCGCCCATACTCTGCAGTAACGCCGTCTATATGGAAATAGGTAGATGTAGACCCTCCGCTATTTGCTACTGAAACAGTAAAAGGAACAGTAGTTTGTCCCGCTGTTAATTGAACTACTGTATGGATTCTTTTCCAATCAGCAGATTCTGCAGCAGAAATTGCAAAGGTGTTAGACCCTAAAGTATAGGTTGCTTCTGCTTTACGAACATACATAGATATAATAAAATCTTCTCCACCTACAGCAGCAAAACCAAGGTAAGCAGTACCTGTTAAAGACCCTGTAGAGCTGTAAGTTAATTTACCAAAATGTGAGCCATACTTAGGAGTTACTCCTCCGGTGTCTGTAGTTACTCGGGTGAGTGTTCCACTGCCTGCAGACCAGTCTGTAGTATTACTATCAAAACCGGAATTGCTCATATAATTATAAAGTTCTTTTGTTTCCCATTTACAGTCTGATGGGGCATAATAAATTTGAGTTAAAGGGTCAGTAACAGTTATGCCCCCGTCGCCAGAAAAAAATAAATCTACATTACTAGATTCTTCAAGAAGTGCGCCATCTAACCAGTAAGAATCTCCAGCAACATTGTTAGTAAAATAAATGCTCACTTTAGCTAATGGATTTCCAGCATCTTGAGAAAATGGTGGGGTAATAGCCGTTACAGATATCTGTGTAGGGACAGTAGTTGAAAGTGTATAGGCATCACTATCCGTAAAATTTACATCAGAAGTATAGTACTGACCGTCGTTATCAGAAAGAATTGAAGACTGCAATCTAGTGGAAGATTGATTAGAAAATTCAATACGTATTTTTGCAGTTCTAGTTGCTGACCCTAAAACATAAGCACTTGCTATAATCTGTTGTCCTGCATCTACTGCAACCCAATCTGATACATATGCTGCCGTACCATTAGCCGCAGAGGTTAATTTAGCAGCATTGGTTCCGTGAACAATAGCGGCAGTCTTTACAGTATCTTGACTTAAAGAACCATTAATTGTTGACCAAGAACCTAAACCATATTCCATTTCTGGATTAACAAAATAATTTTGTATATCTCCCTTAACATTTACATAAATTTTGCGAGCATCTTCATACATAAAACTATTTTGTGCATCAGAAAATTGAAACATATCAAAATAAACTATATTAGAGGTTGCAGATGCGGGGGTTATAGTAAGCGTAACTTTAGCAAATTTAGCATTTAATGGGGACAGCTTTCCATTTCTTCCAGAGTCTGAAATACTAGTAAACTCAGCAAAAGAAGTAGTTGTTGTAAGTGCTGTTCCTGCAGAGGTAGTACCCAGTGAAGTTCCAAATTGATCATACCAAGTAATAGTTGCAGAAATTGTTGTTGCTACTGCAGTGCGTCTTGCATAGCCAGAAAAAATATATCGAGTGTTTCCTAAAATAGGGATACCATTAGTTTTTATATCAAGAGTAGAAGCAGGCAAAGACATAACTATTGGTGTTGAAGAGGCAGTAATTAACTTTCCTACACCTTGGATCCTTACTGGAGAATTTAAATCAGTAAAAGGTGTTGGGACAGAGATACCTGTAATGCTATATGTAGTAGCAGAAAGCGTTCCACTAGAAACTCCCCATCTTCCAACGGACTCCTCAAAAGAAGAATCGTTATAGTCAAGCATCATGTTATGTCCAACACTGTACACGGAGTTCCAATGAGTTAGAGCATTAGTATAAATTTCAAGGCTTCGAGCAGTTCCTTTATACGAATTAACAATGTTACCTGTAGCCGCAAGAGAACGATTATATACATCTCCTAGTGCGGCTTCATATTGAATTCCTAAGCTTGTACTTTTATTTTTTAATACAGCACTAGGGGTATATGTTGGGTCTAAAGAATTTGAAAGAACGTTTGCTTGTACTCTCATGTAATCGTACATAAAAGAAAATACACCTAAAGTAGTTACTAAACTATTAGACTCGGAATTTGAAAGCGCTTCACCTATATTGTTAACAGGGTTAAGCCAAGCCTTAGGTAACCAATTTGAAACTTTATTTAAAGAATCTCTAGCACCTACTAAAAAAGTATAGGAAGATCCACAAAATTTCCAAGATGAGCCATTAAATAACCAAATAGAGTATGCTACTTCAATATTTTCTTTTTCAGTATCTATGTCTGTATAGGAAGACTTAATTGCTGAATAACTTCCACCGTCTAAAATAGTACCTTTTGTTGGATCATCTAACGTACCAGAATAACTTTTAACAAGTGCCCAGTGAGTTGGGCTAGGATCGTTAGGGTCTGGGACAATAGGGTCCCAAGAAATTTCAATGGTCTCATAGTTTTTTGAGCGAGCATAAATATTTGAACTATAGTAAACGCTTACTACAGAAGTTACGCCGTAACGTACTCCAGAACCATATCGTCTAGTACCGTATTTTGCCATTTTTTAAATGCCACCACTAACAGTAGTGACTAAAGCAGTAGAAAGTAGGTATGGAATTTCATTTGCAGCAAGAGATACAGTACCAACAGATCCGGAAGCATCTTTAGAAAGTTGAGTAATTGTTGCAGAAACAACTCCTGGCACTCCTTGGATAGCTGCTGTAATAGTCGATAATGGAATTGTTCTTCCAAAAGTATTACTGTCATAATAAAACAGACCCGTTTCACCAAGCAATGCTTGATAAATACCCAGTTTTACATCCGCATTTTTCCACGCAGAGTCTGCAGTAACTGTAGCTGAAATATAGATTGGCACATATGTAGGAGGCAAAACAGTTAATGTAGTACCTGCTAAAATTTTATCTTCCATATAACTTTGAACTTCATAAGAAAGATTAGTCCATGCAGATGTAGGAGTTAACGAAATAGCTAATCCTCCAGCTACATACGCTGTAGTAAGAGTACTTGCTACTGTAAAAGTTACGGTTGAAGGGACTGCGGTAATAATCGCACCTTGTAAATTATAAGCAATTGGGTTTACACCGGAAATATTTACTGTATTTCCTACGGCAAATCCATGATTTGTATCTGTTGCAAAAGTTACAGCTGTGCCAGTTGTTGCAATACCTACAATATTTGATTGAGGGTACCCTGTAGCAGCTTGTCCATCATTCATAGGTTGAACATATAAATTTACATTAGTATATACGCTGGATGCGGCGTTTGTTTTTCCAACACCTTCAGCAAGGTTACCTAGATATGCAAAGTCATCTAAAGTTACAGCCCTACGTCTAGTAAGAACTGCTGCTTTAATTTTGTTTTTAATATCATATGTAGTATCTCCATCAGCACCTCCGCTAGCAGCAGCTGGATTACTTACTGTAAAATAAGTAGTTGCTTGTGGATCTAAGTTTCCTGGGAAAAAAGTAAGTTCAGTGATAGATAGGGATTTAATATTTCCTGCACTACCAACGCTTAACTTATAGGTTGCGCTAATAAGTTGACCATTTGCAGGAACAGAACCATTTACGTTATCACCAAAAACAACATCAATTGTTCCATCTTCATTTGGTGACGTAGTAAATACTTTATCTTGAGGCCCCGCTGTTAGTATGTTATCTGTATATGTCCAGTTACCAAAAGATACGCCTTGTCCCACATAAAGAACCATAGTGTTATTAACAATACCTGAGTCAGATATAGTAAATCGTTGATTAGTTGTTCCATCTGATGTACCAATATTTGCAGGCAAAGCAATATTATAGGTAGCGTCAATTAAATCTGGTTTATCTGTATTTACAGTTTTACCTTCTTGACAAAGAAGGGTAATTGATGCGCCTGGCACTATCGCTGTTGCCGCATCAGTAGTTTCAAAGTATACTTCACTGTATGGCCCAAAAGAAAGGGGAGCCATTACTTGAGTTCCAATAGGAATATCAAGTGTATTAGAACTAACGTTAGTAAATGTTACGTATACACTAGCTGGCGTAGGTCCTGACATAACATAGTCGTATAGTTGAGCAAAAGAAAGTAATGTTTTTCTTTGAATAGCGGTATCAATAGTTAATTCATTTGCAATACGGTCTAAATAGTGGGACATAATATCCCCCATATACGCAAATGTTTCTACTAAAACGTGACCTAAATCTGAGTAGTCAGTAGGGTCCCAAGTAGTACCGGTACGTTCTTTAATTAAGTCAATTAGATCTGACTTTAAAGCAGCAAAGTCTCTGGATGTATAGTCAATTTGCATGATTACCTCGTAACAGTTCCCGTATAGTCAATTGTGCCAGTGTTGATTGTTAAGGACGTAAGTGTATCATCTGGCAGCCGTAAAGACACCACTACGTTTTCAGTACCGTCCGTAGGTTCCCCTGTAAACTCTACAGAAGTAATTGTTACTTCAGGGATCCATTTTGCTAATGCAGCCTTCATAGCTGCTGGTATAGCAACTTTAGCATTGTCATCGTTTTCAAATAAAGATCCGCTCCAATCAACCCCGTATGTAGGTAGCATAGGTCGTTGACCTACACAGTATGAGAACAAAGTTAATACCCTATCTAAATAAATTTTAGTGGGGGATTCAGTATACACAGCAACCCCTGAAGGGCTGACAGTGTAGGGAAAACTAAGCGCTTTACTCATGATTGTACTCCTATCCATACTGGGTAATCAGGATCTCCGGCAATAAACATAACCCAAACTAGTTGATTTACTGCAGGAAAAGTTCTATGAAACGTATGCTCTGGAGTCTTAAGACTAGTAGACGAGCTTGTAGTTCCTGGTGCACTAAGTCCACTAGCAGTAGTATACGTGCTAGTTTCTAAAGTGTCAGTAGTAGATGTAGGGGAACCTACAACAACATTCTTAGTTACCATAGTTTTAGTAGTAGAGACATGTTTATGGTTGAGCTGTTTAGTAGAATCTTTAGCAACAATGGTTAATGCAGGGATAGTGACTGATCCGCCCTGAGGATCTGAGGCTGTGGTTGCAGTAGTTGTTAACAGAAGAGCAATTTGTGCAGCCGTATGTGGCTCATGATCCGGATGATAAGACGAAGATGTAATAGGTAGGCATGCTGGAGCCCAGTTATGAGACTCAACTCCAGTTGGGCCATAAACTAAAACTTGAATTCTATTTTTTTGTAGTGGGTCTTTTACATTAGTAACTTGTCCAGAGTAAATACCGTAAAAGCGAGGACGACCTTGAGGGTCCATCATGTACTCAGATTCATAACTCATCGCACTACCTTTCCACTACTAATAGCAGACCACTTTACAGTTTGCTTAATCCCACTAATATTTGGTGAAGCAGACCTAAATGGTGTGGTTCCTGCTATCTTTGGCACAGAAACTTGAGAAATATTTTTAACAGCTGTCGAAGAAGTAACTCCATAATAAGGAATTAAACTTGAAGAGTTTGGAGACAAAGCGTACTCTGTAAGTTTAGATGGAGAATCAGTTAAAGATTGATTTGTAAAATCATTTTGTATGTCTCTAAGATCTGCTTGTTTTTGAGCGTTTAAATTTACATCACCAATAACGTCAGTTCCAACTTCAAGGTTCATTGTATAGTATCCAGTGTCTCCACCAAAAACATGTTGAATACTAAGGACTGTCCAGTAACCAGACAATCCATTTGGAAGACCGTCTAAGTATATAGGGTCGTATGGACGAAGAGTAGCATGGCCTACAATAGTGACTTGTGCCCTATGTTGGTATCTATTTGTATCTTGATATGCGTTAGCTACTTGTTTAGACTGTGTTAGATCTTCAACAACTTCATGAGGATGATGTTTTTTAAAGGTAGCTGTTTGAGTTTTGTTAGAACCTGCTTTAGAAAAATTACTCATGATTTTTTTAATGCCTTTGCAAAATAAGTTGAATTTGGAATAACAACTCCAGGGTTACCATTTTTATCTGGAGCATGTTTATGAGTAGCTTTAACCGCCGCAGAATTTTTAACATTAACTCCGGTGATAACCCGATCTACTCTGCCTGATAATTCAGGAGATTGATCTGAGATCGTAGGGGCAAAGGCAATTATAGTACCAGTCATACGTACAGACATAGGAACAACTCCCCCATCTTCATCATCAACATAATTAAAGTAAGGAGCAGAACTTTTTTTATTTAAATAAATTTTGTCTTTTGATACGTAAGTTATGGTTGTGTTTTCTGTAAGAAGAGCAAAACCAGATTGCTTTGCTAAACTTCTGCATAGCTGCCAATCACTTTGACCTGATTGAGAGATTTGAGAGCGTACTCTAGGGTCTCTTTGAACAACTGCTGACATGCTATGTTTCTTTGCAATTTTAGAAATAACTTGATCTGAAGTAACATTTTTATAAATTTTTTGATCGGTATTTTTTAACACCCAAGAAGCACCTACACACACAACATCTGTATTACCACCAGAAATACTAAGATCTTGGCTTATGTGATGAATGTACCCGTACCAAGTAGACTTAAGTTTACCTGATCTATAAGTAAATATAATTGGGTCGCCTGATATTAAACTTTGTTTTTTACCTGACGGTTTACCTTTATAGTGCAGCACTAAACGGTTGTGTTCATTTGGGGTTTGGTAAAGTTCAGCACCAATTAAAATAAGTTCCATGTCAGAAGCTTTTGGAAAAGAAGCTTCAAACGAAGCATCAAAAGCATTAGAACTCCACGTAATGGGTCCTTGTATTGAATCATCAATTCCCATATGGAACCCTTAAGATAGTCCCCTCAGTGATCTCAAAAGGATCAAAAATTTCAGGGTTGATCTCCAGAATTTCCCACCAGTATTTTACACCTACACCAAACACCTCAGATAAACTAGAAAGACTATCTCCATTTTTCCAGGTGTAAGTAATATAATTAATGTTTTTATTGTCTGGAAAATTTCTAAAAACAGAAATAATATACTCGCCAGTGTACTTATCTACAGTTTGGGTTAAAGAACCGTCATAATATCTAGATGCTCTTTCTATCATAATTAAGGTGCCTTTGGTGTTGTTGTAGGGTCTGGTTGAGTTGCTATGTATTTTGTACTTAAACCGGCATAGGTGATCTTCTCGCCATAGATATTCTTTTTATTGAAAAGAGCAGGGTAACGTTGAAAACTAATATCTACTATACTAAGCATAGGAACCATATTTAAATCAAACATTATATGATTTACAGAAAACCCTGATATAGACCCAAAAAATCTTAAGTTTTCACTTAACGCTAGCCAACAAGGAACTCCAGTTGTATACCCAAAATCTGAGGTATAACCGTCGTAATTTAATAAGTTAGACTGTGTTAAAGGATCTCCGTTTACTACACGATAAAGAAACTCAATGTCGTATTCTGTACCACGATTTAAAATACCTTGAATTTCTGTATTTGCTAGTTCTCTTTGATATATAGCAGTTTGAGTAAGTTTAGGGTTTGTCATACGTAGATATTTTAAATCTGGAATTCTATTTAAATAAAGTTGAAAGGTAACGTTTTGATTTCCAGCTAATAATACGGCAGGATCTTTTGAACCTAAAGTCCAATCTACAGAATTACTAGCAAGAGTACTATATGCAAAACTTTGAGGATTATAAGTAAACCTAAAACCCCAACGATGGTTCTTACCATAAGTTCCAACTTGATCTTTCAAATTATCTGGATTTGTATTTAAAGCTTTAGCCCCATCAACAGTCTGAATAATGTAACCACGTCGGTTTTGTTTAAACTTTTGGGCAATAGCCTCAGCGTCAGCAAAAGCAGCCAACGGTTCAATAAACTTGTCGTTGTCTGGATAAGTAACTCTTTCTGCAAAAGATCGTGATCTAACGTCCCTATGTACTGGAGGATTCCAAAGGAGTGCTCCGGGTTGTATATTTTCAATGCTATCTGAAACAGTTGGCTCAGGTTTTTCTACACCACCACAATTAGCACCTGACTTAGCCCGGGTCATTGCAGCAGTTACTTTTTTTTCCCAAGCAGTTCTTTTTGCTTTGGTAGAAAGATCACCGGAACCACCAGGTTTTGGACTTCCACTTGATTTACATTCTTCACCATTTTCTTGACAAGTCCATAGTTCATTGTAATTACCAGAACCAAAATGTAATCTAAAATTCCATAGTTTTGGTTTAGAGCACTCATCGTATGCATAGTCAGTCATTATAGTAATAGTATTAGTAGCTACAGTGGTGTTAATTTGCTTCATGGGGGTAATACCCGTCTTTGCTTTAACAGCTTCCTGAACAGCTAGTAATGGAAAAGTTGGGTCGTTTTGAACTGTTGACCAGGTAACACTAGGTTGTTCGTTGTCAGGTGTTCTCCAGTTTATATTTGTAATTTTAGTAAAGTTAGGGCTAGCGGTACTTTTCCATTGAATATTAATAGTTGGTTTTGCAAATACTTGACCGGTTGTAGTGCCAGCTTTACGGCTAACACTAAAGTAATAGTTGCCGCCAGCACTTGGTACTACTTTGCCTTTATTAATAAAAGGGTCTTGAGCTGAGGAAGCGCCTGTAGAATAATCAATTTTAACATCAAAACCGGCAGGGTTGGCCGGCATAGATGGGTCTTCAGCTACTATGCTGCCAGGTAAAGGAGACGTATTTTTCCAGGTAGTAAAGTTAGACTGTGTTGTTTTATAAATATTAACGATGTAATATACGACATATTTAGTATTTGTAAAATGATTAGTCTTAGTAAGGAGTTCTTTCTTTACTAAATAACTTGGGACAAGGTTTGAACTGCCACCATCTTGATAGCGACGAACATCTGCGTAATAAAAATCAGCCATTATAAAGACCTTCCAATTGCATCAAGAACACTACTTTCTGTAAGTTTTTTACCAATTACTTTAACTAAATGATCTGCTTCTTTTACACTACTTTGAGCAATATTTACTTTCATCTGTAAGTTAATAACTACAGACTTAGATTGACCTGTTGAACTAGCTACGCCAACATTCATTCCTGCAGAAGGACCACCAAGATCTTCATTAAAACTTGCAGATGAGAAGGTAGTGCTTAAGCTAGGGCTTGAGTAAGATGTTAATTTTTTACCTTTAGTGTGTACTTTAGAGGTAGGCTTTACATTAGACATCCAATTAGTAGGTTGTTGAGGACCAGCAACAGCACCTGTGTTTCCATTAATTGGAGACGCAGGAGAGTTAGTTAAGTAAGGTGCAGGGTTAACCTTAACACCTTTTTCATCAAGAATTTCAAAGTGAAGGTGTGGACCAGTAGAGTTACCAGCACCTGGCGCACCCCTTTTACCACCAGATTTACCTACTACTTGTCCAGCTCTTATCTTTTGTCCTCTTGATACACAGACTTTTGACATATGACCATAACGAGATTTAGTACCATCCTCATGTGCTATTTCAATCCAGTTGCCATAACCATTAGCGTCATT